ATTCAAGCCCATAACCATTTCGAATTTTTTCTTCAATTCGTCATATGACTTAAAGTTTTTCGGATCTAAGAATTGAACCAACGAATGTTGACTACTCCAGATTTTTTCAATCTCAGAATCATCTTCAGAAATAGTACTAATGCCATCAAATTCAGATTTATCATAATTGCGATAACCTTCGACGTTACGAATCTTCAATTTGAAGTTTGCGCCTTCCCAAAAATCGAATGGATTAATTGGTTTTTCATCTTCGAACTGTGGTTCAGCAATATCTTTAATCTTATCAAAGATTTTCTTACCAAACTTGTAAAGAAATACTTTACCTTCGTTCTCAGGATGTGCTGCATCTTTAACAACTAAGATGTTAACAACATAACTAAGTTTGCGCTTTTGTTTACGAGCAATTTCTTTATTTGCCTCAGAACCAGAGTTCCATAGTTCTGTGTTATATTCAGAAACAGGATCTGCTTTGCCTAGAGTTGTAAGAGAATTCTCGATATACCATTTGCCCGCTGGACCTTGGAATCCATGATTCCAAATTCTAACCCATGGTAAGTCCTCGCCTTTAGGAGGAGCCAAGAAACGAATAACAGCATAGCCGTTGCCTGCCTTGTCAACTTCTGGTTGCCAATAGCGGTCATCTGCACCACGTGATTCGGATTGGGGGTTTGCGATCTTTTCTACCTCTTTCATAAGAGTTTCAAATCCGCCGCGGGATTTTCTTAGATCTGCTAGTGTATTGATTGCCATAATTTGCCTTTCGTATTAACGGTGTATAAAAGTATATTTGTATTATCTACGTTTGATTTTGAGTACTGTCGCGTAATCATAATCTAACTCTCCATTGTCATCATCCATCTTTTTAGATGATGCAATATTATATATAAGATTCCGATGCTTGTCAATAGCACTTTTCTTCTTAATTGTCCGAAATTTTCTTTCTTGCTCTCGGTCTAAATCTAAATTTCTTTTCTTAATGCTCATTTTAAAATTTTTAAAAAACTCCTAAAATTATTCATCTTTATCAGATACAGTAATAAATGGCCAAGTAGAAACCTTTTTAGTTAAGTCTGCTTGTGTATATGCCAACTTCATAAGATAACGCTGAGTCTCTTTTAGAGAATTTATTGTTTGCTCTAAAAGATGTCTGGTTATATCTAACTCTTTTTCCAAGTTATTAATTTTCTGTGCTGTCACGTCCAACTCTTCGTCTAAGTATTCCACTATACTTTTCCTTATCAATTTGTAAAAAGGGTTTATACTTTCTAATCAATCTGGAAATATCAGGCCACATAATATCACCACTTAGATATAAATCAAAGTTGTCTAAAAATGGATTAATTTTTTCCAGAATAACTAAAGTTTCTAGGGTAATTGTTTTCCGTAGAAATGCTTTAATTATATATGGATGTTGGGTTTTTGCAATCGTGAAGGCATCGTCGAATGTTTTGTTCTCAGCTTCTAACTCTTCTAATAGAGCATCTAAATCATTACTAAAAACGTAAGATAAGCTTTGAACTTTCTTTTGCCATTCTGTATATCGTTCGCTAGCTTCTGCGTCAAATAGTCCGCCCCAGCGATCTCCGGATGTAAAATTGGCAACTAAAAAATTCGCCACTTCTTCATCCGAATAAGTCTTAGAAACTTTTCTAATAGAGAATATATCTTTACGTTTAGCAAACGCTTGACGGCTTGCTCGTATCCTACCCTTTTGTTTAATTACATCATACTGATCTGTAGTGAAATGTAATTTAAGAGCCAGGTACATTTTATATACTGAATATTCATCCATAGTCACAGTGGTAATTGTCCTCTCTTTTTGAAGTAGTTGCCTTCTTCTGCTTCCATTTGAACTTTATCTTTTAAAGATTGATTTATAAGTTTTGATATAGATTCGACATCAATATCTACTTCTCCGCAATAGTTAATTATTGCATCCATATAACCAATCTTTTCTCGTACCACTCGTTCCTCGATGTAAAGAGAAAATTCGTTAGGTGATCTAAATTTCTTCGTTATTACTAAACTGTCAGTTAAGACATACGGTTCTAATTCGTTATTCATTTTTCTTCCGGGAAAAGAATCTCATCCATAAAATTCATAAACACATTTTTATCTACCCCAATATTAACCATCATTGCTGGGGTGTGAGGATTCAATTTCTGATTCTTACAATATATGTTATGTCTATCCTTATAATCTCTACCTGAGTAGATTACACCTATATTATATAGGTAATGATCTAAGTTGTCAAGCACCGTGTTTGCCAATTGGTCAAATTCTTCTTGTGTTTGTATATTGCCTGCTGCCAGCATCTGAGGACTAAAAATTCGTTTAGCCCATTCTGGTAATTCTCTTGGTTTATTCCAAGTTATATTTTCCATTTTATTTTGATACCATTTATAAATTGGAGATTCATCTACATGGGAAAAATCATGGAAAGCACCAGTAATTTTATTTTGTCCGCAAACTATATCAAATCCAAATATAGGATCGGGCGAATTATATTGAGGAAAGATACACATATGCATTACCCACATCTTTTTATGTTTGGTAGCATCTACTATTTCTATATGAGCACGTCTAAATGCAGAATCCTTCCAAAGATAATTTTTCCATACAAAATCTGTAGTATGATGCTGATACTTCTCATCCATTTCTACTACATCATATGTACCAAATTTAGAAATAATCTTTTCAGCAAGCTTATTAGCTTGTGGCCAAACTTCAATCATTGTACACCTTTATCATATTAATATTATGATCAAATGCAACATTAGCTTCTTCTGCAAGCGATACGTCAATTTTTTCTCTTATACCTTTTACTAAAGATTGAATATTGTCAAATTTGTAAAAGTTATTACTACCGGGCAATAACTTAGCTAGCATCTGTCCTCCGAAGAGATCTCCCATGTGCCTAACATATACATGAGCCATTATTTTTTCGGGCTCGTGTTTAATACTATGAATATAGTCTATATAATTTTCAGTGGGTTTATTAAGCATATTACTAGGTTTATCTCCTAGTAATTCTATCCAATCCATTTCAATTTGTTTTGATCTTTTGATATCCTCAACCCCTTCAAATAAGTTATGAGTATCGGCATAAAATTCTAAGACTTGGTATACGTGTAATAATTGATATAAGTAATCGGTATACTTATCTACATCTACATTGCTCGCAAATATGGATTTTAAAAAAGGTTGTGACTCTGCTTCTCTATGTTTATCGGCAGTTAATTCTTTTAATGAAGACATTATATACCTCCCCCAACCGGTGCAGGAAATCCAAGAAATTGTCTATGGTCCCATTTGAAATCTCTGTATTTGCCTTTTTTATCTACATAATGTAAAAATGCTTGATTCTGTCTAACACCTTTATATTCGTTTCTCCAATGAGGTAAGGTATCTCCTTTATATACTATCATATCTCCAGGATATAAACTAATTGCTTTCTGCTCACCTTTTAAATTTTCAAACCATATTTCCCATGGTTCTGGATCTATGGTAATATTAACTGTTGTTGAAAATTCGCAACTTGGTCTATCAGTGTGCCTATCCATAGTAGCACCAGTATAATAAATTCTTGCATATGTATAAGTAGGATATAAAGATTTGTCAGTAATTTCTTCAATCATAGGTTGCAACTGTAATGATAACGCTTCAAAACATAATGCAGAATAGTGTGCGAAACTATTAGTAACTTGTTTATCGTTAAATGAATACTTATTTTCTTCAGACATTTGAGACGTTAAATATCTTAATTTTTTAAGCAATTCAAATTCTAAATCTAAATGTAAACATAATTCTTCAGAAATAGCACCTTTAACTACTTCGTACAATTCTTCTTTAAACATTATATACCTTTCGCTTTTTTATATTCTAATCTAAGTGTTTTAAATTCTTCAATCCAATCATCTCGTCTCTCATTAAAGACCAATGGTTTTTCGTCGTCTACTCCCATTAAAATTACTAATCTAGAAACAGGCATATTGGTCATTTCTTCAAAGGCAACTGCATATGCAGAACATTGAATAAAATAATCATGAATATCATCTCTGGATTTTAATCTTCTAGAAGATTTGAAATCTATAACTGACAACTTACCTTTATACTTAGCAATACAATCTACAGTACCGGCAACTTGTAAATGATTAGAAAATAGAGGTTGTTCTAAAGCATATATGTCGTCTATGTCATCAAGAAGCGGACGTAGCGAATTCCACATCTCATGGTCAAACATTCCTAATGGAACTTCTTCATTTAGAAGATACTTCTCGCAAAGTGTGTGAATTCTGGTGCCACGTCTTGCTGCGGTACTAGATATTTTATTTGCTTCTTCGTCGCCTACCTTTTTGCGCCAAGCTTGGATTATATCTTTTTTGAGTAATCCGGTGACCGTAGTGACAGATGGATATTTATTACCCGTGGGAGTTTCATACACACGAGTTCCGTCACTCGATGTTACTCTTTTTAAAGTTGGGTATTCATAATGAATATGATTGAACATCAAACAAACTTAGTTAAATCCGGGGGTGTCCAACCTTCAGGTTTTAAAATCTTACCATCTTCGCGGCGAATGACTTTGCCTGTTTTAGAATCTATTTTATTTAGATTACTGCGGGCAACTTCATCCCACGCACCTCTAATATCGAATTTTTTCATATGGCAATAACCGAGAACGACCCAAATCAAATCCATGCATGCATCGAGTTGGTCGATATCGTTCTCGGTATTATAGCCCTCAATAAATTCTCTAAATTCCTCTACAATTAAATCTTTGTAAAGATAAACATTGTCGCCGCCAGGTTGTTGATCACAAGCGTCTAGAAATATTTTCACATCAAGATCCATACTCATATCATAATTTCCTTTTTAGTCTGCGAGAACTTCTTTATTATGTTCCCAGTGTTTTTTACGATCCTCAAGTCCTATTGTACCACCATTGATGACTTTTGTCATCTTTTCGATGTCACCTTTGTCTGCCCATTGATTGAGTTTATTTGTCTCCCAAAACCAACATGCAGATTGAGCGGCACCTTCGAATGTTCCCATATACTCTGCTGCTTCTTCGGGTGTAATCTCCAACGATGCAGCAAACCACGTATAGTTCGTTTTGCCTGTCAATTGAATCAATCCTCG